ATGTCGCCTCCTTCGTATTCAATACCTATTGTCTTGAATCCACCTTCTTTAGCAGCCCATTCATCAAGAGCTTTATTCATTTCTTGGACTTTCTGCTCGGCACTTCCAAGACCTTTAATATAAGTCTCTTTAGCTTGGTCGATTATTCCCATTTGTTTTAATGCTGCTAATTTTGCGGCCGCTGTAGTATCGTTAAAAGCTTCTTGTAATATCTTTTGAGCTTGACTACTTTCTGTAGCGGCTTCAGTTGCTGTCTTACCAACTTTTTTATAAGCCTCTTCTAATTGGTCTAACTCTGATTTAGTAAGTACCCTATTTTCTCTAGCGGCACTTGAAAGAATGTCGTTAATTGTACTTTGTGCTTGCTTTGTTTCATTGATAATAGAATCGTAAGTTTTGCTTACTTGTTCTTTTTGTTGATTATATAAATCTTCACTAATTAAGTTATTTGCTTTCTTTTGTTCTAATGCTGACATCTCAGCAGCTTTACGTTGCTCTAAACTTTGAACAGTTGCGGCCGTCACATCACTTACACTCTTAATTTGTGCTAGAGCATAGTCAGCCGTGATCCTACTACCTTCTAAATACTTACTATTTAAACTTGCTAACGAGTTCCCTACTAAGTTAGCCGCTACTTGGACACTGCTTGAAATTTGGTTAACGTCCTCGTCTGATAAACTTAACGCCTCTTTTAATTGTTTTCTAAATCGTCCGTCAAACTCCAATTTGTACCATTTACCGTCTTTAAAGTTTTTGTTTATGTTTTCCATAATCTCGGTGTTTGCAGCTTGAACTTTCTTAATCTCACTTTTAACAGCGTCTGAGTTACGTTTAACAGCGTCTCCCATGTGATTAATAGAGTTTCCAGATTGTTCAGCACCTTTAATCACAGCGTCGTACCATTCTTTATACTTACCGTTTGTTAACTCAATAGCTGCCTCGTGATTTCGACTATGTTTAGTCATCTCTCTATATATCGCAGTACCTACACCGACAAATGCAGCTCCTATTAACGCAGCTCCTGCAACATAAGGGTTAGTTAGTAATGTTGCCATGCTTCCCGCTTTAGCTGCTTGTGTTCCGACTCCTGCTATTGAAGTTGAGAGTTTAATCATGTCTCCAACTGACTTAGCTGTCGACATTTTACCAACCCATTTAACAAAACTTCCGATAGCTTTCACACCACTACCAATCCCGGTAGTCATTCTACCTAATACAGACATGAACGGTCCGAATCCTAAAGTCGCTAGTTGTACCGCTGTTGGTAATTTACTAAACCACAACATCATATTTCCTAGTGAGTTTACTAATGGTTTTGAGGCTGTTAAAGCTTGTGCCAACTTAGGTAATAATTGAGATCCCATTTCGATTGCCATTTTCTGAATCTCGTTTTTTGCCATTTTCAATTTACTAGCACTCGTTTGATAACGGATAGCAGCCTCTTTAGTTAAAGCGTTATTCTCTCGCCAACCTTTGTTAGAAATCTCTAACGCCCTACCCAGTCCGCTTTCTCCGTTTAACGCACCTGCTAAACGTTTAATAGCGTCAGCTTCACGTATTCCCGTGATACCTAGACTAGATAACACATCATTGACGTTTCCGCCATTTTCTTTAACTTCATTCAAACCTTTAAGCAACATCTCTAAAGCTTCTACAGGTCTTGTCCTAAATGCGTTGGCAAATTCATTAGCACTTACACCCGCAGCACTAGCGAATTTTTGTAAACTATCTCCACCAGATGAAACGGCGTTTTGCATTTTATTCATTACTTGAGTCATTGCACTACCGCCCGCCTCAGCTTCGATACCTACAGTACTTAAAGCGGCTGCTAGTCCTAACACATCAGCCTCAGCCATGTTAGTTTGTTTACCCATACCAGATAGACGTTGTGCCATTTCCACAATAGCTCTCTCATTTGTAGCGAAGTTATTTCCTAGTTCAACTATCGAGCTACCTAAATTTCTAATGTTACCTTGACTAGTTCCCATAACAGCCATAAACTGTGCTAAACTCGTTGCTCCTTCTTCAGCTGCTAAGTTAGTAGTTGCTCCTAAGTCAGCTATTGTTTTTGTGAAATCAACAATGTTTTCAGCTTTAATTCCTAACTGTCCTGCAACTTCCCCAATTCGTGATAATTCATTCGCACTTACTGGAATCTGTGTTGACAAGTCTAAGAAACTTTGTCTAATAGCGTCTAATTGTTGCGGTGTTCCGTTAACTGTTTTAACTACACCTGCGAACGCACTTTCAAAATCTATAGCAGCCTTACCAGCTAGAAACATTCCTGTAGTAAGTCCACCTGTTATCTTAGAAAAGCCGTCACCAAAGTTCGCCATTTTTTGTCCGAACGCTTGGACTCTACCTCCCACATCATTAAAGCGTTGAGCCACGTCAGCCAATCGACCTCCGTTATTTCTAAACGCTGTGTGTGTTTGTTGCATTGCGTCTCTAAGTTTATAAAAACCTGTCTCAGCATTTGCGATTTTTGTTGGTAAAGACTGTAATTCTCTTTGTTGACTACTAAACGTCCCGTTAAGAGATTTGATTTGAGTTTCAAGACCCTTAATCTCTTGTTGTGTTGCTTTATACGATTTTGACGTGTTAGCTACAACATCTTTATATTTTAAAGCCGCTGCACTCGTCTTACCGTAAGTGTCTTGTAAATGTTTTAAATGTTCCTTTTGACTTTGTAACAACGTTCCTGTCGTTTTCAAAGTCGCTTGTTTTTGTCTCAATGAGCTAGACAACTTGTCTATCTCTTTTGGTAGTTGAACGGTTGATTTTTTTAAGTCATCATAACGAGATTTCAGCAAGTTAACATTGCTCGCTGATTGTTTCATCTGTGAACTTAAACCACTCATTTTAGCTTTATACAAGTCGTATGCTTTACCGCCACTACCTAACGAAGCGATATTTCTTTTTGCTTCTGCTTGTAATTGTCTTAAGGCGTTTTCACCCTGTTTTAACGCAGAGGTAAAACTGCCCACTCCTTCGGCTGTCAATATGACACCGACTTTATCCATATATCCCGACAAATTTTTACCTCCTATAACAATTTACTAAAATTCATTTCTTTTACTTCTTCTTGTTGAGTTTCTTCATGATTGAAATTTTCTTCTATATATCTGTTAATCATAAACACAATATATTCTAAGCTGTAATCATACATAAACTCACTCTTAGTCATGTTAAACCAAGTTCGACACCTGTAAAATAAATCGTCCCAGTCTATTTCTTGTGGTTTTTCGCTTTTTGTTTCTTCGTTTTTCTCGCTGGGTGTTCGTAAATATTCACTTGGTCGTCTACCGGTTTTTCTAAAATACGCTTTCCCTCTTCACTATCATCAGTTATCCCCAACATTTCTAACAATGTTGCGGTTTGATCCCCGTACATAGCTTCTTGGTATTTCAAAATAAACAACTCTAATTCAGTATCATTTACGTTTTCTAGTACTTCTTCTATTGTAGTTTTATATCCATTTGCTTTTAAAATTGAAACTAAAAATTTTGCTGTAGCTACATTTTTTTCTTTTAAATATACGTCATTCCATTCACCCTGCTTTATTCCAAAGTCAGCTTCTAAATGTAACCACACAGCTAAGTTTGATTTTAATTCAATTTCATTTCCTAAAATATCCGTTTTAAACGTCTTTACTGTTTTTGTAAATATACTCATCAATTATCCTCCAAAAAAATAAAGAGCTAACAAATGTCAGCTCTTATAAATTATCCTGCTACAACTACTGTCTCATCAGTTGTTCCCGATTTAAGACATTGTTTAAGGGTTTCTGCGTCGTAGAAACCTTGTAATAATAGTTTTTCTCTATCATATTTATCAGTTTCACGTAAGTCAATTTTACTGAATACTGACTTATCTTTACTTCCAACTACTGGATAAGCTTTGATAGTTACTTGTGTGATGTTTTCTTTCTTCTCATCAGTTTCAGTTTCTGCGTTAAAGTCTGGGTTTTCGATTTGACACACAGGGAAGTTGTAAATTATTTCTTTACCGTCTTCATCTGTAACAGGGAACGCCCAACGGAATTGTTTGTAACGAGGTGAGTCACCTTGTACATATACTCCTGTAGCTAATTTTTTCATACCTGACATCTCTTCTAAGAATCCGTCCGGGAAGAATCCGATATCAACTGTCATTTCAACACTAGCGAATTTTACAATATCACGTGCTTTAATGTTTGATAGATATACTGTTTTTTCTTTAATTTGTCCTTTAAATGCTACTTTATCAATAGCGAACACTTCGTATGTTTTCTCATCATAAGTTAACCCTTGAGAGCTTGTTGCTTCTGTTTTAACTTTTTGTAAATATCCAGCTCCAACTCCTGTTAATAGAGCTTTGCTAACTGCTTCTTTTGTTACTGTCATTTATTGTTCCTCCTAAGTATCTAATAATGCTTCTTTTACGTTTCTAGCAAAAGGATCTTTATGTTGCATAGCGGCAGGTCTTACGTGTGGATTTGGTGGTTTATAAACACGACCTTTGCCATATTTACGTCTACGTTTACCACCTTTCGAACGTCCTTTATGTCGTGAAAATCCAGCATGCCAACCTGTCTCATGGAAATATAAGTGTAGGTTAGGTCTACCCGCCCAACCAATCTGACTTTCCATGTTACCGTGACTAGCTACAATACCTGCAACTCCCGCACCAGTTTTGACTAAACCTTTACCCGCTGCTATTCCTTTTGCATCTTCTTTTATTGCTTCTGCTTCTTTTACTATAACTCCGTTAACTTTACTTGTATTACCTGCGATTTTCTCTAAACGTGCTATTGCTTGTTCAAAACCGAATACTTCCATTATGAATAAATCTCCATATAATACATGAATTGAGTTTCTTTTGTATCTTCATCTACATCTATTATTTCACGCCATGCTCCAGTGTTTAGAGTGGTGTCATCTATTGCAGTTTGAAGTTTCATTAATATCTCTGAATTGTCTAAATCATGTGGTTTTACATCGAATAAATTAAGTTGGTAAGTATGATGTTTTTTAAATTTTTTATTTGATGATCGTTTCTCAATCGTTCCCACATGGAAATATACTAGTTTCGGGAAGTCTTCCCCGTCACTAAATCCATAAGATAATGGTATGTCTAACTCTAACCCAGTTATAGTATTAAAAATCAGTTCTTTTGTTGTCACTATTTAACCACCTCCGTTAATGATATTTCAGTTTCATTCTTAACGTGGTTATGATAGATTCTAGCAATCGTATATTTCTTGTTATTAATTATCACAAATAGTTTACTTAACAAATAGTCATTAATATTAGTAAATAATCTGATTGCTATTCTTGTTGTTACTTCTGTATCAACTTGTAGTGATTGATACTTTTCGTTAGCAGATACACCTAGATAACGAAACCAAAACTTTCTAATTTCTTTTTCTTCGTGTTCTGCTAACTTAGTATTAAACTTGTCTTTCTTGTGGACGTATTCTACAAACTTTACTATTCCATCATTATATGATTGGTTAATCCTGTACTGTCTCATCTTCTGCTACCTCTTCTTCTATAGTAGCTTCTTCAATTTTTTCTAAGAAGTCCTTACCATATTCAGATAGATTTTCAAGCATTTCTTCATAACGTTCTTCAGAAACTTCAAACTCATCTCCTACTGAATACAGTTGAGATGTGTGGATATCTTCGAACTCTCTTAAAATTCTAATCTTCACTTGTTTCAGTTCTCCTTTCTTTTTCTAATCTAATTAATAAACTTGATATTTCCCCTAAAAAATTAATGTCAAAATATTCTAATTTGTCGTTGTATTCATATCTTGCACGCTCAAACACTAATGATTTACCTTGTTCGTTGTTCTCAATGTCAAAGAAACCACATTTTTCACACAAAACTGAATAAGAAAAAGACAACAACCTTTTTAGATTATCGTCTTCATCATCATGTAAGATATGCAGTTTATCTTTAAATTGTTTTAACAACGTTTCTGAAACATCAATCATAGTCTTACGCTCCAGCTACTAGAGTTAAGTTCTTATCAAATTCTAATTTTACAACAGCTTCTTTATCTATTGCTTTAACGTCAAAGCGAGTGATTAAACGAGTGTCATAAGAGTTACGTGTGAATGCTTTACCACCAACATCAGTTGATTTGATTTCTAATTCATTTAATTCATATACACGTACAGCTTCTTTTAAATCTCCTATATATAGTGGAAATTTGTTAGCAGTCTCGTTTGGTAAGTGTGTATTAGGTAATACAATTACTTCTTTACCTAATAATGTACGTTTTGTTGGATCAGTTACTACTGGTTGTAGTAAGTAGTTTCCATTTTTATCTTTTAAGCTGTCTAACACGTTAAAACCATCTTGGTTAGTTAATACTTTTGTATTATCTAAAAAGATAGGATCTAGCGTTACGTTGAAAGCTTCTTTGATTTCATCAACTTTAGTGATTGCTTTCTTAGTTAAAGTTTTTAACACAGCAATAATTTCTTTGTTTTCTGTTACTACTTGTTTCTTCATGAACCATTTACCTAAGTAAGCAAGTAAGTTCTCTGGAGAGTCTTGTAATAAGAAACGAGATACAGGTAGAATTCCTCCGAAATTTTTAACTGCGTAAGTAATTTTTTCAAATACTTCTGCGTTCATTTCTTGGATTTCTCCTAGTTCAGTAATGTTAGTAAGTCCAGTTAATTGACTTGTTTTTTCATATACTTCACTACCTGATGGAACTACTACTGAACGAACATCAACGTAATTTTTTAATGATACGAATGAACGTCTATACTCATTAATTGCAGTTCTTACATCTTCTGGTACTAAGTAACCACCGTTTTCTCCTTCTGATTCTTTAAGTGGTCCAGCTGCATTTACAATACCAGATTTAATATAGTTTTTAACAGCTACTAATCCAGTTTCTTCTTTTGATTCTTCATGTAAATCAACAACTTTATCATCATGTTTTAGTGAAATTAAGTTTTGAATTTGGTTGATTTCTTCTGTATATCCTTTAATTTCTTCCATTAATGAGTTCGCTAACTCAGTTTCTTTATTGTTAATAGCATTTTCTGCCATAGTTACTTTTTCTGCTTTTAATTGCATTAATTCTCTTAGTTTTTTATTCATATTCATCTAGATTACCTCCAAAAATTCTAAATATTGTTTTGCTCGCTCCGTTTGATATTCATAGTTTTCTTTAATCAATTCTTTTGGAGCATTTTTAAATTTGTGTGCTTGTTCTTTAGTTAAGCACGCTGCCATTTTAACTGGCTCTGAAACTTCATCACAAAGGCCTAAGTTGAAACACTCTTCTGCATTTAACCAGCTTTCTTTGTTCATTAGTTCTCTGATTGTAGTTTCATCTGTCTTATCTTTAACTTTTGCAAGATAAGTATTTACTATCGTGTCATTGATATGATCTAAATCATCCGCCATTTTTCTTAGGTCATTTGCATTACCATATAATCCAGTCCATGCGTTGTGAATCATCATCATTGCATTTTTTGGCATTACTATTTTATCCGCCCCCATTGCTATTACTGTTGCAATCGAAGCAGCTAAACCGTCAATATATGCTGTAACAAAGCCTTTATGGTTCTTGATTAGTGTATGAATTGCTTGACCGTCAAACACATCTCCTCCGTTTGAGTTAATATGCAAGTCTATTGATGTATTTTCTCCTAGACTCTTTAATTCCTCTGCGAATAATTGTGCTGTTGACTTGTCTTCCCACAACTCATATCCAATGTCAGAATAGATGAAAATTTCTGCCTTACCTTCATTTAAGGCTTTAATCTTCCACTTCTTCACTACTTTTTACACCTGCCTTCCACAGTTGATATTCTTTAATTGTGTCTACTGGAGCATAGTTTAACGACATGAATCGCATTTCTCCATACTCGTTATCTATCGTTGACATATCCTCTGAACGTAATATGTCGTTGATTGTGTAAACTCCGACATGTTGCATTTTCTCGTAAAATTCTGCTCGTGATTTTTGGTCCGCTCTTAATTCTGCTTCCATATTGAATTTGAAATAATATCCACGCTTTTTATCTAGTTCTGTTAGTATCTTAGAATTTAACTCAGATTCAATATTAGTAACGTAAGGTAACATAACGTTTTTCACATAGTCCATTGATTGTGTTAGTGCGTTAGAGTGAGTTAAGCCGCTATAGTCTCCGTATTTATACGGTGGAACTTTAAATATACTTGCAATTTCTGCCTTGTTATATTTCATTGTTTCAATAAACTGTGCGTCAGATTGTGGTATCCCAACACTTTGATAATCTATATCTGGGTTTAATATAGCTACGTTATTGTTCTCAAGGTGCTTTTTCCATGATTCCGCAACTGTTTCTTTGTTTTCGGTTGTTAATGGTGTACGTGTTGACTTAAGTATTGCAAGCGGAATACCTTCCCTTTTGAATAAATTAGAAGCCATTTCACGCCCTTTTTGGTTACCTTGAATACTTTCCCTTAATACTTGTACAGGAGAGCGTCCTATTAATCCGTTAATCGACAAGTTTTTAAAATGTAATAGTTCTTCTGCGTTTAACACAACTGCTTTACCTTTATACATTGTGTGGTACGTTACAGTGTTAGTTTCT